GGCAGCGGTCCAGTCCGCATCCGTCGGTGGTTCCCCGTCGCGCTGACCAACAGGGGCACAGCGGATGATGCCGAGCTTGAAGTCTTGAGCCCAGGCACCGGGTGCACAGGCGCCCTGTAGCTGGCGCACGATGTCCTGCTCGGGGAACGACGCCATGGACAACCATGTGTCTCCCAGTGCGATGTAGGCAAGGCCTTCGCAGCAGTAGTCGGTGTACTGACCAAGGTCAGCTGCGATCTCCACGCCGACGCGAGGGCTGCAATGCTGGGGCGGGTTCGGGTTGCCACTGACCGCTGCGCACAGGCAGGACAGGGCCACGTCATACAGTGGCGGGACCGGATCCGTGGGCATTAGAACCCCTGGAAAGTGGTCTCACGGATCACTGGCAGGTCAGGGGAGGCAATGGCCATCCGACTCGGCAGCCGGCTCGGGTTGAACCTCTGGATGATCGAATCCACTGTTACAAGCCCAGTGAGTCCATTCTGTAAGAGCTGGTCCACGTCCGCCAGACTCACAGTCACACCCTGTCTGGCGATCGAGGTGACCCTCTGAGGCAACCGGCAAGCCGCACCGACACAGTTCTTCGCCCATTCGCAGGCTAGCTCCCCGGCTGCGCGCTGGAGGACGCTCGGTACCCCGAGACCCCACAGATACGTGACTTCCCAGACCGGCCACGTGGGAGCGGCAGGTGCCAGTGCGCCTGTGACAGGAAAGTTGTAGTCATTGTGTCGGGGCCAACCTCCATCACTGGCAGTGATGGGGTCGGTGTCCAAGTTGGGGCCTTGTCGAACGAGCCACTGCCAGTCGTCCACCCGATAAGTTTCGGGATCCACGATGGTGCCGTCACTGAACCTCACCTCCACGATGCCAGATACCGGGGGAGTCAACCACACCTGGTGGTCGGGCCGACACCGCTGGCAACCGTTTCCGTTACCGCACCAACAGTTACGCCAGATGCCATTGAGGATGTACGGATACCAAACACCATCACCCCACCAGAACCCAGAACCCCAACCGAAGTTGTCCTCGCAGTCCTCGCCACAGGGCCGTACGGTCCTGGTGCAGGCACCGAACCGGCGACCGGTGGCTGCCCAAATGGACAGGGCGGCGTACTCAGCGGCAGCAGTCTGGGTGGCGAGATCGTAACCGTCCCAGTCGGGGCAACATCCAACATCCACAGTCCAGTTGCATGGCAGGCCGGGAGTCGAGCTGGTGAACACCGTAACTGTTGCCACCCCGACTCCCTTCCTACCGAGAACGCCTCTTACGTGATCAGACTAGCTGGGAGTCAGGCTCGACAGTGTCTGGCAACCACAAGCAGAAACTGGTGGGGCCAGTCGAGTCATGAACATCCTCGAATGTTGAATCGAGGTGATCGGGGTCAGTAGCGGGATCGGGTTGTTCAACGTAGCTGTCGCATCGGACAGGTCAATGTTGTACGGTCCAGTACCCCACAGGGAATTGCCACGAGTACGAGCGTTGACTACAAAGTTCGCGGCACCGTTCTCGTAGGTCAGGTCACCGACAGTGCCTTCAACGATCCACGGCAGCAGGGTGTAGCCGTACTCCACGCCGCCAGTGCAGACTGGGCCACCGACCAGGGAGGTCAGGCGGGTCCAGCCTTCCAGGGCGAAAGACGCCAGTGCGGCGGAGCCTTCCTGCGTGGAGTAGCCGGTGGCACGTGGGGTCGGAGCGTTGTCAAGGACCAGAGGTTCGGCCGTCATGATGTTGACCAGTTCCGGGTCGACGTTGCAGAACGTCAGCACCAGGTTGATCCACTTCAGGATCGGTGGGTTCGTCTCCCGGACACAGAAGACGCCGTCACCGTTCTTGACGAAGAACTCCTCGCGGTCCTCGTACTCCTTGGTCATCTCAATGGAGATGATGCCATCGGTGACAACGGTGGAACATCCAGTGACTGGCTGTCCGCAGTTGATGTCGACCTTGGTCGCCCGGACCCTGGGGACCTTGAATGGGGTATAGCAAACAGACGTCATTTCTTACTCCGCTTCTTCGGCTCTATAGGCGGCGAAGACTCGTAGTCAAGTTCCAGGTACCGGCGGTACCGGGCGTACAGGTCATCAGGAATGACCAAACCCAGACGTGGAGTGTCTGTGGTAGTGGCTACGTCATAGACGGAGTCAGCCAGGTCGACGAGTACCCGAACCATCTCGGGTAGCTCGTCGACTGTCGGCTCTAAAGTGATCATGTGGTGGTGCAGTCCCTCGTCACAGCCACCGAGAACTTCCCGCACTCGATACCCATGGCGTAGATCTGTTCAGCCACGAGCGTCAGTACGTTGGTGGACTGATTGAAGCCACCCTCGATCGGGTTCACGAAGATCTCCGGGTCCTGCCAAATGACAGGGCGACCGGTGGCGTACATGTATTCGACGGTGGTCGTGACAGCCTCTCCACTGGGACCAGTGCCGTCATACCCCTGCCCGAACACAACAGGCGTACCCATGTAGGTTTTCCAGCCACGTCCGTTCGGCACCAGGGCATGGTTGTTGGCCAGGAACGACGCCATGTACGGGCGGGCATGAATGATGCCACCGATGATGTTGTTGTCCGCCAGGCCCTGCTCCAAGATGGCCAGAGCCGTCACCGGACACGACGCAGCAGTCAGCGGCGTAGACCCTCGAAGCAGACCAGTCAATCCCGGCAGTCCAGGTGCGTTACCGCCTTGCCAGAAGGCGCGCTCCACGCCTTCCTGCATGAACAAGGAGGCTCGGGTCAGGGTTCGCTGCCGTGCCTCGTCATAGTCGATGCCCACAATGGAGCACTGGTACGACGTCAGGACCGCGAACGGGAACCCGGACACTGGGGTCGGCAAAGCCTGGAACGTCTTCGACCCAGAAACTGGTGGGCAGTTCATGCCCCACAGGTACACATCCCCACAGGCATCAGGGATATAGGTGACACCACCACCGACAGCGTTCGGACTCGGGAACGGGCTAGGACCAACGGCCACATCGAACAGGCCCGGAGGGCGTACCGGTGGCGGTGGCGGCTCCGCGTAGTACAGCCCGTTAAATACAGCCACAGCTACTCCTTCCAGTAGGGCTGAGACAAAGGGGGCCGGTTACCCGACCCCCGTCAACGCCTTACGGGCAGGTGAGCGTCTGCTGGACGCTGGTTTCACCGTTCGGGCAGATGGGCACCGTGTACACCCGAGACAGCGGGCACATGCGGACCATCTTCCAACCGGTTTCCGTGAACAGGTGGGTCACCTGGTTCGTGGCCAGCTTGGTGGAGTCGTAGACCGAGTTCAGGGTGATGACGTCGGAGACTGCGCGAACCCACGTCCCGGCCGGGTAGATCAGGAACTGCAGCGAAGACGGCAGGTTCGTGATCGGCGTCGAAGCACCCGGGGAGCCGGACACCGCACCAGTTGCGAACGAGTCCTGCCAGTCGTAGACGTACTGGGCCCGGATTCCTCGCGCCGACATCGCAGCGTTGATTTCCGAGTCGGCCAGCGTCAGGGTCTTGCTGTAGTCGCCACCGTTGCGACGTACCCAGTCAGCCCGGAACTGAGCCAGGATCCAGAACGGCATGACAACTTCCAGCGTCGAGGTGCGCTGTAGCCGCAGGCGGTACTTGATGTCGACCGCTGCCATTTCCAGAGCCGACAGGACCTGCGAAACAACAGTGCCGTCGGTTGCCCATGGCTGTGCGGCGGTCAGGTTGACAGCCGTGGAACCGGCTACGACCGCTGCGATCTGCTCCCGGTTGACCTGGTGGGCTGAGGCCGCCATCGCGCCACGGGTGAAGGTGGCAGTGAACTCCGGGTAGCCCCGAATGGACAGGATGTTGCCCGTCAGGCAGATACCAGTGACGCCCAGCCTGTCGTCTACGAAGTCGGGGCATGGGATTTCCAGGCACGTCTTCGTGGTGCCGGCCGCGACCTGTGCCTCGGTCAGGTTGAAGAAGCCGGTGCCGGATCCGAAGATGTAGGAGAAGTCGATACCGGTGTTGTGCCGGATACCGCCTCGACGGGCCTGAACCTCGGGGGCGTCGTACAGACCATCAGTGGTGATCTGCAGACAGATGTCGTAGTCCGTCTCGGACGGTGCACACCAGCCGGCCGCCGCAACCAGGGAGTCACGCGACGGGTCGGTGACCATCAACTCCTGGCGACGCAGTTCGGCGGACGCGATCAGGGACCCACCCGGCAGCCTGGACTCGTCGGCTACAGCCATGATCTTGGCGTAGTCGTTGTCGTCCATGTTGACGCAGTACTCGTCTGGGTAGTCACGAATCATCTTCGCGACCGGGTAGTGAATCGGACCAGCGCCAACCGGTCCAGAAGCACCACCATGACCAGCACTCCGGGCGATGAACGCCTTCGCAACGTCCAACATGTCGTTGAACTTGTGGCCGGCTTCGTAGTCCGGAACACCAGCCGCTGCAACCAGGGTTGCGTACCCCTGACGGTTAGCCGGGACGACGGTGGTGCCGTCCTTGTTGATGATGTCGGCAACGGTCACCTTGATGACCTTGTCGTCTTCACCAATGGTGGCCGTGGCGGATGCGGTGACCGGCTCCGGCTCGGTTTCCGGCTCCACTTCCTCGTCCGGTTCGTTTAGTGCACTGAAGCGGGCCGCACGGTCCTTCCGGGCCTGAGCCTCCGCTGGTGCGTCGTACTTGTAGAACTGCTTCAGCTCAGCCAGTTCGTCCAGTTGCTCATCAGTGATCGTGGTGGCGTCTACGGTAGCCAGGGTCGAGGTGTATTCAGCCTCTGCCTCGGCACGCTTCGTCTCCAGGGCGCTGAGCGTGAAGACAGTCAGGTCTTCAGGAATCTCAAAAAGCATTGTGGGCCTCTCATCGGGAAGTCGTTCGTTCCCGGTGCAGGCCCACAGCTACAGCCACCGATATAAGGGGATGGTAACACCTATGCCCTGGAATACACCGTACCCGCCGGTCCCATGGTCACTTCCACTTTCGCGGCGTGTTCACCCATCACGGTCTTCTTCTCACCGTTCGGGTACTTGACCACGAACTGTGGCTCAGGTTCAGCCACCTTCCCAGAATTACATCCGCATCCCATCTCATTCCTCCTTCTTCTTCGGAATCAGGATGGATTTACGATCCTTGTCTTTGCTGATCGCGTCAAGCTCCTGGTAGGCAGCGGTGAGAATGCGGTCCAGTTCGAGCTTGCCTTCCACGCTCTCATGCCTGCCGTTGATCATTGCCTGGATGGCCCTGACTAGCCCCTTGCCGCCAACCTTGCCTTCCCTGAAGTCTTGAAGGATGCCCTCCAGGCGGGTCAGTTCGCTGCTTCCTTCAACACCTGTCCTGTCAGTCCGAGCCAGCGGAACGCCTTCCAATTTCTTGGCCAAATCCCGTAGCGGTGCCGGAGTCCCTTCAGGAATACCGACGGTCCGCTTTGGGGTGTCCATGTCGTCGATGGCCACACCCAGGGACCGCTTCGCCACACCATCAGGCAGCCGGGAGTGCAACGCCCGCAGCTTATCGATCATCTGCTGCTGGGTGGTCGCGCCGGTTACCGTGTCAGTGGCGATACGACCCAGGACATTCTCCAGGGAGTCGTCACCCACCGCTAGGCGTCGTTCCTGACCAATGTCCTTAATGACGCTGCCGATGAGACCATCGTCATGGAAGTGGATCTCACCCGAACCACCACCCCAGTTGTTCTTCAGCGGAGGCTTGTCCGAGTATTTTCCAGCCTCGATCTTCCCACTGGGTACCTTCTCCGGTGTCGCCTTCGACGGCGGTTTCGCCACCTCGGCTGCCACTGCCTTCTTCGAGGCCGCTGCTGTCACCTTCTTGGCCGGTGCGGGTGCCGCTGCCTGGTGATCCAGGATGGCCTGGACGCGGTCGCCCTTGGCCACCGAGACGCGCTTGATCCCGCGCTCGTCCTCAATGTCCTTCAGTTGCCCCAGGTTCATGTCCTGTAGTTCGGCTTCAGTGAACTGCTCCACGCCGCCCTTACTGGTTGGTGCCGCCTTTTTCGCAACAGCTTTAACTGGCGCCGGTGTCGGCTCTGGCGTTAGTGCCGGCGGTGCAACAGGAGTCTTCCTCTTCGGTCCATTTGGCATGGCGATGTTGTGCATCACCTGGTTTCCGATTTGGACACCAGCGGCACGTTTCTCGTCGTTGAGTTCTTCCCTCTGATTCGACTCAGGGAACGCAGTCAACTGGGGAGTGTGGTTCATCCGTGTAACAGCGGCGTCCACCTCTTCACGACTGAACCGTGGCGGTATGTGTTTACGTACTTCGGACATGGAAACTGACTCGAAGACCTTGTCGCTCTTCCGAGCATTGGCATAGGCCTCACGGATGGCATCTTCTACCTGTTGATCAGTGTTCGGCGCACTGGCCTTGGTCACTTCAGCCCGGACCTCCCCCTTCACCCGCCGTGCCTCAATCTCCTTTTCCACAATGTTCTTCTGGTCATCTGTGAAGGCTGGGCTTTCAGTAATCTGCTTTAGGTCATCAGTTTTTAGCCCCGACAGGTTCTGCCGAACGGTCGGCGTCAGTTTGGTGGGTGCGGCCTTCTTGGCTTTGGCCTTGACGGTGGACAGGTTCTCTTTGGCCTGGTCCAGTTCTTCGCGGGCGGAGTCCAGGTCTCCCAGTAGTTCGTCATGCCTGTCAGGTTCTAGGTTGTTGCCTTCCTCGAACTTCGACTCCAGGTTCCGGACACGAGTCTGGGCAGCCTTCACATCTTGCTCGGCCGTCGCTTCCCGCTTCACCTGAATCGGTGTTGCTTTCGCCGGTACTGATTTGGCTGCCCGTTCTAGGGTTGCCTTCACTGGAGTGGGTGCGGACAGAGGAACCTCTTCGGCAACCTTTGCCTTGGTGGCGGCAGTGGCCCGTGGCCGCTTGGTTGCCTTCAGCTTCTCGGCGAGCGCCTTCCAGCGAGTGTTCTGAGCCCGGATTTCTTCGTGATCGGCCAGGGCTTTCTGGTACTCGGCCTCAAGCGCAGGCCTCTCCTGCGGAGTCGCCTGTTCCAGGCGGCGCTTGGCGCTGTCCACAGCGAGGGTATGGACAGCTGCCCGATAGCCGGGTCCGCCGGACCCGGTGGACCACTTCTCCAGGTATCGACCTACCGCGCCTGGTGTGGCATCTTTCCCAACGCCACCAATGTTCTCGCCGTCCAGCATCTTTTGAACAGTGTCGAGCATCCTCTTGTCGCTGGGGCTCCCAGCCGAAGTGTCGCCGTCGTTCCAGTCACCTTCGGGCAGCAGTGCCCGGACTTCCACCTTGGCCTTCGGCTTTGGCGCAGCCTTCACCTTCGGTGCCGCTGGCGGCGGCGTCAACGGGACAGGGTTGCCCGCCTTCTCCCGGCGGATCATTTCCCGAGCGATCTCGGTCATGACTTCGCTCTTGGTGGTGGCTGCCTGGGGCAGCTTGATACCAGCGGCGGCAGCGTCCCGCTTCATGTCCTCGACAGAGATCTTGGCCAGTTCGGGATTGTCGATCTTGATGACTTGCTGGATTTCTTTCTTGGTGGCCAGTTCTGGCGAAGCCGCCGAGCCACCCTCCAATGTGCCAAGGACGCTGCGAGACCAGGCACTGCGGTCCAGTTCCTCCGTGATCCGTCCACTGAGGAACTCTTGGTTCTTGGTCGTTTGTCCTGGTGTATCCATGCCCCTGCGGTAGGACTCCAGGTTCATGTCTGAACCACGGATGTCATCGCGCAGGGCGGCCTTGGCTTCCTTCAACTTATTGGCGACCAGGAGTCCACGTACCTGGTGGTACACGTGGGAAGCAGCACTACCCTCGGGCGGTGGCTTCATCCCAGCATCAGCCAGAATCTGGTCCAGGGCATGACCAGACTTCTTAACCCTGGTGTTCTCCTGAGCCATCCGCTCGGCCACATCCAACAAGTGCTTCCTGTCGGCTTCCGGCATGGAGTCCAACAGGTCCTGTCGGTACTGCGGCTTGACTCGGGACAGCATGGTGGCCGCGACACGGTCTTCTACGCTGAGCTTAGAAGGGCCGCTGGAGGCTTCAACTTCTGCCTTCACCTCGCGTGCCATCTTGGCTATGTCGCGGGCGTTCTGTCCGCCACCTAGTTGCTCTTCGATGGTGTCGAAGGGGTCAGCGGTCTTGGCGGCCTGCATCTCTGCCAACACTTCACGGGCACGTTCTTGGAGCCGGGCCCGTTCGGCAGTGTCGACGCCCTTGATCTTCGGACCTTCGGGTACGGCTGGTGCTTCAGGTGCAGACGGGGTACGCGAAGCGATCTCATGCGCGACGATGGCGTCTTGCATCTGTTGACGGTTCTTGCCCGCAGAGGAGAAGCCGGGGATGTTCTCCGACATCGCCTTCAGTTGCCGCAGGGAGTTGGCTTTCAACATCCCGTGCAGGTCTTCTTCAGTCAGCGGAGTCCGGTTGGCCAGAGCTTCGGCTTTCTGCTCCTCCGTGGGTGGCTTGATCTCAGCCAGGAAGTCGACTAGCTCAGCTTCGGTTCGCTTCTTGGGCCTTGGTGTGGCAGCGATACCAGCCCGGTGAACTACGTTCTGGCCAGAGATTCGCTGGAGCGAGATTTCGTTGCCGTCTTCGTCGGTGCCCTGGATGTCGTATCCGTTGGGACCCTTGTTGATCTTAGTGACAGTGAGAGTTTTCGCCCCCGTCTTGCGAGGGCTGCTGCTCCAGTTGCCATCGGCGTCTTTCTGGACCTGAAGCTTCTCCCCAGTCTGCAACCGGGCAGCAGAGACAGTCTTCTTGTTCGGGTCGGAGAGTGCAGCCTCACGGGTTGCCCTGTAGCCGAGGGCAGTAACTGGTGCCTCCGCAACCTTCGGCTCGTCTGCCTTCACTGCCGCCTTCTTGGCAGCCTTCTTCAGGATGGCCGGTGCCTCTGGTGCTTCAGCCACTTGGGTCAGTGCCTTGGCGGCAGGGGTCTTCGGCTCTTCGACCGCTGCCGGCGGGGCAGCCTTCACTGCCTTCTTGACTGCCGCCTTCGCTACCTTCTTTACCGGTGCGGCAGCAGGTGCCTCCGGCTCAGGTGCCGCTGGTGTTTCCGGTTCGACGCGGTCACGCTGACGCTTGATGGCGTCACGCATGGCGTCCTTGCGCAGGGCCCCTGTGATCTTGATGCCGTTGGCTTTGGCGAAGTCCTTCAGCTGAGCCACGGTCATGTTGTCGAGGTCGTCAATGGCGGGAGCTTCCTCGCCTTCAGGTAGCTCCACCTTGCGCTGCAGTTCAGGAGTGGCCTTCCACTTGGCTGCCAGTTCCTTTGCCAGTGCAGCCTTGAGCTTCAGCTTCTTGTCTTCGCCGCGCTGTTCCACGCCCCACTTGTCACTGAGGGCGCGGAGGTCCCCGACCGACAGTCCATTGAGGCCGGTCAGAATGTTCTTGTCGGTACGGCCAGCCAGTTTCTTCTCAGCTGCCTCCACGTCCGGGGCAACCTTGACGACCTTCTTCAGCGGCACCCGCTTGTTCGGCTTCGACTCATCAGATTCGATGGCGTCGGCTACCTTACGCAGGTAGTCAGCTTCCGGGGTATCACTGTCACCTGCGTGGTCACGTAGACGTGCGACTGCCTTCGGTCTCGTGGCCCTACCGTTACGTAGCAGGTCGGCGGTCTCGTCCAACAGGATATTGCCGGCAGTGTCTCCGGCCTTCATCTCCTCGGGCTCGGGACCTACCTCGTCACTCCACTGTGCCCGCTGTGCCTCATTCAGCTTGTCGTCTTCGGCGTCCTTCGACACCTGGTCAGCCATCTGCTTGTTGCGTTCAGGCTGCGACTCTTTACGAGGCGGTGCCACCTTGCGAGGAGCAAGGCGATCGGCATGGGCTGGCTCAGACTTCTGCTGCGTACCGCCACCCGGGCGCAGGTTCTTCTTCGCTTCCGTGACCCGCTTGTTCTCCAGGTCCCGAGCCACATCGTGGCGCCCTTCGCGCTGCTTTGGCTCACCCAGCGTGAAGTGGGACCGGATCAGGTCAGCAAGCTTCTCCTGCTTCTCGATGTCTGAGCCGATGGAGGAGTCAGCATGACCGCGTTCAGTCTTCTGGATCTCCTTGTTGTTGGTGATGTCGGATTCCAGTTCGCGCAGCGCGTCCTCAGGGTGAACTTTGCCCGATACGACACCTTGGTACGCACTGTTCCATTCGCGGCGTCGGGCACCTGGGGTTGGAGACTCCAAACTCGCATCACGAACAGCTTCACGGAAACTGGTTGCTGGGTTGCCAGTGACTACCGAGGTGGCACCGTTCGGTGGCTGTACCGCCGAGGGCACTGCCTCTGGTACGTTCGGTGCAGGCGTAGGCGCCTGGGTGGGTACGACCGGAGCATTCGGTTCAGCGGGTGCGGACGGTACAGGTGCGACCGGGGTTGCCTGCGCTGGTGGTGCCCCTGCCGCTGGCTGAGCCCCCGAGGCAGGGGCCCTACCCAATACAGCTGCCCTACTGGCGGCCCGCTGTTCCTCTGGGCTCTGTGGCGCGCCACCTGGACCAGCCTGGACTACTTTGCCGTTCTCTTCCGGCAGTCCGCCGGCAGCCTGCCCACCTGGAAGCTGGCTGGCTCCCTGCTCACCCATGTCCCGCTGGGCGCCGAGGTCTTCCATGCCCTTGATGGCGGCTTCACGGTCAGCTGGCTTGCCAGGACCGGCGTGACCAGTCTCAGGTAGCGGGTTCTCGCCCGGGGTCTTGGGGGTTGCGACCGCCGCCACCATGTAGCCGCCGCGACCATCGGGCTTCACCTTGGTGATGGTGAGTTCCTGATCGCGGTCGAAGATCATTTCCGGGTCGTTGGGTCCCCGCCCCGGGATCGCCATCTTGGTGCCCTTGGGCGTGGCGATGGTCATGGTGATGTTGCCGTTGCCACCACCCAGCGGGGTGCCGATACTGCTCGACAGGTAGCCACGGTTGGCGATGACGTTGCCGGTCAGCTCCTCCAGCTCCGGCAGCCGGTCGGGGGTCAGGCCAAACGCTGCTGGCGGTACAACCGAGGAGACAATGACGTCGTCTGGCAAGTCGATCATCGAATGATCCATCATCTCGACGAACTTCTTCGTCGATGGCTCATCCGGGTTGCCGTCAAGCAGATCCTCGTTGGCGTTCATGAAGTCGGTCTGCAACCGGGCATAGCCCTTGCCGCCACCGAACCGGCCAGGATTGCGGTGCGCCAGGTTCTGGGTGTACTGCCTAGCCTGCCCATCGGACTGGAACGTCCGGGGACGGAAAGACTCCAGCACCTTCAACACTGCAGCGAGGACTGCAGGACCCATCTTCCACTTGGAGCGGAAGCGTCCATGACTGTCGCGAGGGTGCAGCAGTTCCTCGCGAGTGCCCCAGCTGTCGCCAATCCCGGCCATGTTGCCTATCCAGTCGTAGAAGGTAGAGTCGCTGCCGGTGCTGCCACTGGTGCCGGGGGGGCAACCGGTGGCGCTGCTGGTGGAGTCGGAGCCGTCTCAGCCTCGGCTTCGGCTCCCCCAGATTTCTTCACAACTGAGAATCGGGCGGACATTTGACGAGCCAGAATCGACTCAGTGTCACTACCGTCAGCCGCCGCTTGTGGTGCTGCGGCCGGGTCAACTACCGCAGCGGGATCGTTGGGCGCTGGAACTAGAGCCACACCTGGAGCGGGGACCGCTGCTGGTGTAACAGCTACAGCAGGTGCCGCCCCGGCGACTGGCACGGGTACAGGGTTCGTCATGAGTCCTCCAAGAGTTGAGCCAGGCGCAGCGCCCGGTCTTCCTGGGCCTGCATGTCCCTGAGTTTGGCTAGGACGCCGGATGCCAATGCGTCCATGTCCACGAGTGGCGAGTTGTCCGTCTGGATACCGAAGAATGGCATTTCGTATCCCGTAGGAGCAATGTCGTCTTCTGGGTAGACGACACCTGCCGCCACCAGGCTGTACTGGTCGTCGCCGTCCATGGCATACACCGGGAAAGCAGGTACGTTAACCGCGAGGGCGGCAGTAAGTTCCAGGTGTCCATCCACGCCTCGCCAGTCGCCGGAGATCGGCGAGCGACGCAGCTTCGCAACCTTGCGTGCAGTGGCGTCAGGAACGATGGCTCCAGCAACCCAGATGCCGTAATTGTCTTCGCCTGCCCGGACCACGGCCACCTCGTCACCAGTGTCGTCGTAGTGAATCGCCGCTGCGGCATACCCCAGTCGAACGTCAGCGTGGCGCGTGTCCTGGACAATCTTCCCCACCTTCACCGTGTCACCCTCGGCCGTTACAACAGAGCCTAGGTGGAACGGGGCGTAATCCTTGAACGACTTAGGGGCCAGGACACAAGACCGATTGGAGACGTCCCGGTGGCATTCATTCCAGGCAGCGAGGTGCCCGTAGACCTGACCTGCTGCCGTTATGGTGAGCGGCGTCTTTTCCTGGAGCTGGGGGTCGATGAACCAGTCCCTCGGGGGGGCGAGCGGGAATGGAGGACTTTCATCTTCGCTGCTATAGGTGAGGCTGTGCTCACCGGCATCTGCGGAGACTGCCACTCCAAACTTCTTGAGCGCCTTCTGTATTTTTCCCTTGATAACAGATAGTTGCTCAGGTGTGTACTCGCCAGCGTTGTCAGCCTGGTTGATGTAACTCCAGGCCGCCTTGGCGTGCTCAATGGTGTCGATCGGGTAGCGCTTCTTGTTGTCTCGGTAGCCAGGGTCGGCGTACTTCACATCCCCATATGGCTCCTGCTTCTCGGCCATGGCGAACTGTTGCCCTTCATTCTCTGGACGATCCCACGGTGCTCGTAGGCTCGAATCGTTGAATTCGTTCGCCATCACCCTGTAGATATCGGTGATGACGTTACGGATCTTGTTCTTGTCCTCTTCGGACACAGAAGGCAACCCACCATGGGCACCTGAGATCAGGGCAGCAGCAGCGTAGATGGCGTGGAACACCAGCGTCAGCTCACCATTGATGACGTCGCCTAGCGGCATGCGGTACGACTGGGTCTGCGCCTCCGGGAGTCGTGGGTCGCGCCAGAGGAACGCTCGGTGGAGCTTAGCGATATCAGCACCCTCGGTATTGACTCCCGCCCATTGGGCGATGCGCTTGACCGCGTCGTCATTGTCGAAAGGGATATCACGAGGTGCCAGGGCGAGGCCCTCCCAACCGGCCGGGTTGATCGCGTACGCGGTGGTCGGATCCACTGACGCTGAATGCCCGCAGCCGCAATCACCGTCACTGCCCAAGGTCTTGACGCTTCGGGTGTACCCAGGGTCCATGTCTTCATCGTCATCGTCCCAATCGTCAGGCTCCATGGAACGCAGCTGCATCCCATCGAACGCGGCAGTGGACACGAGTGTCACACCACCGACGACGTACTGGGACGTGTACTCCCCGCCGTTGGCTGGATTAACAGAGACAACGACCTTCCCTCCCGGATCTACGCTGGCGCCAGCTACCCCCTGCGCCACCATGTACTGGGCAGTCTTCGACTCTGGCACCATCTCTTCGTCGAGCCAGTCACCCCAGCCCCACAAGTACTCGTCACCGTTGTGGTCAGGTCCAGCGGTCAGCCCCAGCACTCGGCCAACTGTTACCGCGCCTTCGTGGCCAGGACCTTCCGCTTTGCGCCACTTCAATGGCAATGGCAGCGTCCGGGCACTGAACGCCCCCGGTTCGAAGACACGCATGCGGCGCGGTTCCGCAGTGGGGACACCGATGGGGGCAAGGGGACCCATCCACAGTCGCTTGCCCAACTCCGGCTGTTTCGCCATGAGCGAGGAGGCCGCTACCAAGGAGTACTCGTCCTGAATAACGTCGATCGCGTGGTGCAGTGGCTTCTCGGCGGAACCATGTCCAGGGGGCCCACCAGTGGCTTTGGTGTGGAGGATGTTGCATAGCCCCTCCGGTTCCTTGGGGAAGTATTTGGTCAGGGCCCGGACGCAGCGCTTGAAGTCCCCTGGACTGTTCCAGCGGATCTTCACTGCACCTTTACCAGCCAACCAGTAGCGCTGCAATGCGGCGGGCATGCCACGGCCGGGGTTCGGATCAACCATCACCGGCCTCCTTCATTGACGATGACCATGTCGCACCTACAGTTGACCACTTCATCGGCAGGTCCCTGTGGATCTCCCGGAAACAACATGGGGAAGCCGCCGACATTGAATGACTGGTACAGCGGCAGGGTTACTCCATCCACTGCCCGATGGCTTCCTCGAACTCGGTCGTCGTGTTCTGTGCGCCAACGCTTTTGTAGTAGGCGGCCAGTGATACGAGACTGTTCGAGACCTGCTGCAACAGTTGCAGCTCCATAGGCTCGGGTGGTTTCAGTGATGGCAATAACTCTGGCGCGATTAGTCCATCTTTCAGATGCCGTACTTGTAAGAACATTTTCAATACGTACAGCAATTTCTGAGATGGACTCGCCGGCATTGACGCCATCGGTTATCTCCGCGAAGACAAGGTTGTAGACCTCGTCCGGGATCCGAACAAGGAAGTTCTGTGTCTGTGCGAGCTGCGCGACCACGAACGCATGACGCGATACCGGCGGTACGTCCGACGCCTCACTCCACGCCCCCATAGCTATCTGACCGATGGTGGTCAGGATGGTGTCGAGTCCCTGAGTCCAGGTGTCTTGAGCTTGGTACACCCCGCTCGGGTCTGGCATACCTTTCCAGGATCGGAAGGGCGCCATCACCTTGTCGCGGGCAGCGTCAATGAACTTGTCCAGGGCACGGCGCACCACCCCGAACAGCTTGTTCTCGTCCCCGTCACGTGTCGCCATCGAGGAACCCTTGCCGGGTAAGCATTTCCCAGAGCAGGCGGGCATCGTGGGGGTGTTCGCGTTCGAGGAGTGCAGTGCAGTAGCGGTGCAGGGTCACGGCCAGTTCCGGGTCCTGCAATTGGGGCATTTCCAGATGTTCGGACAACGCCGCCATCTGGTCCCAGGCGCCAACCAGCAGCTTGGAGATCTGGTTCGGGTCAGCTTTGACCTTGGTGTGCAGAGCGTAGGCCGGCGTATCTTGCATGGTGCGGTGATGGTTGCCGACGAGTCTCTTCCCGGCCACCTCCAGGGCCCGGAGTACAGCCATGTTCGCGACGGCGAACACTGCCTGTGTCCCGGACACGGTTGCTGAGGCCGTGAGCCCGGGTGGCTGGGAAGAGTTCGGCGCCGTTGGTCCGCCAGGCGTAGACAGGGCAGAACTGTCCTGGGGCATGGGTGCTGGACCGGTCGGCTGGATACCGGTGGGTGGAGCAGGGGGCGGTGGAGGACCCGCCCCCTGCTGGCCGGGTACGGCTGGGGTCACAACGGTATTCGGCGGAAGAATATCGTCGGTGTACCCGGCGATCTTGCGCACCGCTGGGATCTGGAACAGGGTCGGGTCCCGCTCCATGAGGGTGCGGGTGAAATACATGAGGTCTTCTTCGCGACTGGGTTTGTCGCTGAGCTTGAAGTCTCCGGCCAGGATGACAGCCTCGTCAGAGATGATGTGCTTCTCGTTGAGGTTCAGAGCGTCCTTGAGACGCTCGGGGCGTACCGTCAGCGGAGCGGTGTCGTACCAGAAGACGTACCGGTCAGGGTCTTCCTTGATCGCCTTCAGTGCCGGACCCAGGTAAGCCGTCGTCAGCGCGTCACAGATGCGCGTCATGAGGGGCTCAATATGGATCTTGATGTTCGCTTCTTCGACGTGCCAGGCGGACCAGTGGTTAGCATCGCCCGTGCCGGTAAGGATCTCGGGTGCTATGTCCATTGCCAGAGCGAAACGCCTGATGGCTTCCGAGCGGAGATCCAAAGCCTGTTTGGACAGTTCCGAGCCAAAGCTGATCATTTCGATCTTACCGAGCGCATCCATCGGCATCTCAACGAACATGGGTACTACGCCAGCCGCTGTTCCCTCGCCCTTGAGAGATCGGCTGCCTGCTTTCATCATCGCCTGGGTCAGACCCTCGGCACCCGGGATGGAGACCTCATCACCAGAGTCGGGGAACGAAGCTTCTTTCGGAATCGGGACCATGCCGGCAGAGATGAGCCGGGAGTCGATCTGGGCGAAGACGTATCGGGTTAGTCGCTCGATCTCCCACAGCATTGGCATGGCAGCACGGGTCGGTGAATCCGCCCAGAGACTGCGGCGAGGGTGGGGGGTCCAGACTCGGATAACAATGTCCCGGTCGAGGTCCAAGGTCTCCTTGGTGCCGTCCGGGTTGAGCTGTTGAATGCTCCCAGCCCACCGCTTGAGTTCCGAACAACTGACGATGTACCACTCGTCAGCTTCCGTATCGCGCACTGCGCCTCGGCCCACGATGTAGCAGTCACCAGCAACAGTGAGGTTGATACCCAGCATGCGCAGTGCTTCGGACTGGGCCGCCGGGGAGCCGAACATGTTCTCCGCGATCGCGGCGACCTTCGGCTTCTTTGTCTCTTGCTGGACCCGGCCATTCTTGTCCACCTCGGCAACGTAGATGCGCACCCTGGAACAGGCGGAGCCGATCCAGTTGGCCGCGAACCGCAGCTCACCGATGATGTCGTAGAGGCGCCAAACTTCCGTCTGCCAGGAGTCGTCCCCGAACCGGTAGGTCCGCCATCCCTGCCCGTCCACGTTGCGGATGCGGGCAGCGCTGGCGATCAGCGACTTCAGTTCAGAGGGGTGAGCTTCCGGTTCCGGTGGGACATCTGGGGTCCGAGGCCGACGGAAACTAGGCATGGGCTACTCCTGCTTCCGGCTGTCGGCTGCGCGGATGAAGATGGCCGCCGCCATGGACCCGGCGGGGATGGACAGGGCGGCGAGGGTCCACTGGTTGTGCCAGAAGACTGCGACAGGCAGCAGGACGGAGAACCACATCGACATACACCAG